ACAGCGCCGATCAGGAGCCGGTCCACCGCCTCCCGCCCGCCTGCGGCCAGGACCTCCCGAATGTTCGCATGATCCCGGAAGGCCTGCTCTGCGGGAAGCAGCACCGGCACCGAAGGGACGAACTCCGCCAGGGCGTCGGACACCACCTCCACAAATTCCCGGTCCGCAAGAGCTATGAACACCGCCGGGAATGCCGATAGGAACGGCTCACAGTCCCGGAAATTCTCAAACCCCGCCCCGATAGCTAGGGCAACAGTGTTTTCCCTCACGGCGTCCACGTCAAACACGTCTCGGACGAACCAAAGGCTCCGTTGGGGGTTCATGTGCTCGGGAAAGTAGCTCAACCAATCAGAGGCGTCAAACAACGTCGGCATAGGCGGCTTTCTCTTTCCCGGTTCCTTCCAGCTTCCGCCTCTTCTCCCAGGTGACCACGGCAGATTTCCAGCTCTCCATGGGAGACCGCCCGACCTTCCAACCCTTAGAGTCATAGAAGGACCAAAACTCCTCTGCGTCGATTCCGTTCTTCCGTTCCTCGCAGTAGGCCGCGACTTCTTCCACCGTTGGTGGAACAAAGCGTTCACGCTTCCCCCCTTTGGGGGGTAAGGGGGGTGTATTATATATACTCTTAACTCTAATCTCTGGTGGAGATTTCTCGGAGATTTCTCCGACTTTTCTCCGCGGTGTTTGCCCCTCTTTTTCGTCACATCTCCGGCGGTCAAACTCCCTTTTTCTGTCGGCCTCTGTACTCGATTTTCCTATGTAATTTTGTACTTCCAACATGAAAATTGCCCCGCTATCCAAAACTTCAATAATGTTCATGTCTTTGAAGATTTTTAGCGCTTTTTCAACAGTTTCTTCTTTGTGACGTGTCAAGGCAGCAATCATGCTTGTGCTGTACGGGATGGTCCCGCGGAGCATCAAGCGCCCATCGTCACGCAGGCTCTTGAGGTACAACTTCAACAGGATATTGCTATATAGGATACCATCCGGCAAACTCTCCAAAGCCACAATGTCGGCCTCATCAAAGAAGTTCTCTTTTAGCCGCATATAAAAATATTTCTTACTTTCCGCCAAATTTATCCCTCACTTGGTGGAGAAATCTCCGACATTTCTCCACGCCCTCTTTCACTGGTTCCTGCCTCCACCGCCGCTGCAACGGCTTGAATCTCCTTTGCGCGGCATCTCATGCTCTGGACGAACTGCTGCCGCTCTAAATCGTTTGCCGGGAGAAAGTACCCAGAAATATTATCCGACAGGATAGGGGCACCTGCCAGCCGTTCACGCTGAATCTGGCGGCGGAGGTCACGATCTGACAGGCCCGTCAGCTGCCGCAGGTAACGGGCGGGAATGGCGTTTTCTACCACACGGGGCAGAAAATCCGCAATATGTATTGCTTGCAGCGGCGGGAGTTCTGTGGTAAACTGTTGGTGGAGATGTGGCGCGGTCTGCGAAACTGGCCTTGTTTCCACCACCCGTCTCGGTGTTGCCTCACCGGGGCGGGCTTCATCACATCCTTTTGTCATCTGGAGGTCTCCATAAATGCTTCCACGGCTTCACGGCTTACAAGGTACTTCTGCCCCACCCGGGTTGATTGAATTGCTCCGGTGACTACCAATCGCCGGAGTGCGGTTTTTGTCAAAGCACAGTGTGGATCATCTGCGAGAAGGTCTTTGTGCATTTGGTCAATGGTTCGAATTTGTCTCATAGGTCTCTGTCTCCTTTCATGTCTTGTGGCTTTATAATATCACAGAACACACGTTCCCGCAAACGCTCGTTCTTCCGTAAAGTATTTTCACTTTCGGCACCACCCAAAAAATCTCAGAAAGGTTTTAACGGGTTTTAACGGGTTCTTAAAATTTAAGCCACTTAGCGCCATAGCCATATTGGAAATATTTGGGTGAAAATTCTACATATTGCACAATTGCAACACCATCACTTCCCTTTCTCCCATTTAGCGCACATTTGGCGCACAAGGTTTCGAAAAATCGTGAAAAAATGTAATAAGATATGAAAAGCAAAAATCCGCAAACCATTGCAAAATCAGGATTTGTGGAAAGATATAAGAAACGGTGAAAGGCATAAATTAGAGCTACGGACCAGAAGGCCGGGGGTTCGAATCCCTCAGGGCGTACCAAAACCGCGGAAATTCGTTGAATTTCCGTGGTTTTGCTTTTGATCTCTGTACTTTTTCGGGTGGTTGGATTTTGCG